AAGTATCCCTTTTTGGCGGTATTTTCAGATTTTTTTTTTAGCGCTTGACGTTGCTTATTGACCGCCTTTGCTGGACTTATGAACGGTTTTAACGAGGTAGTGACATCAAAATGGCACGTACGGTCAAACAAATCGAGGTCATATCGGCGGACCTGAAAAAGGTTGCGTTGAAGATCGAGCTGCTGGCCGCGGACAAGTTGCTCAACTCGCGGCAGCGCTCGGCGGTCGAATCGCTGCAAAGGTCACTCGACGGCGTCCGCGGCTGGGAGCTGGGTATCGCCCGGCAGACACTCGGCCTCGACGGGAACCTTGCTGATCTGGCCCGGCATATCAAGGGCGGCAAACGCCGCGGAAAGGAGTCGTAATGAGCAACGCCGAGAAGGCAATATTAATGTTACAGAGCGATCTGGAAAATACCGAGGCCCGGGCCAGGGATTTGCGCGTGGCCATCGAGACGATCCGCCGCCTGGTCTCGCGTGATAAAACCGCCGGGACGCCGGATCGCGGGACATCCATGCTCCTCGCCCAGGGTCCGGTGGACGCTCTCGTTGCCGATCGCCTGCGGATCAACGGCAAGCCGGCGAACAGGGTCGCTAAAACGGCCGCCCCGGCGACGCGGAAAAGCAAATCGCAATTGCCGGCCGTCAAAAAGCGCAAGCCCGGGCGCGGGAAATCGAAATTTCCCGGCGTTTCGACGATGCCGCCGGGGACCCGCAAGCCGGGCCTGATCCGCTGGCGGGCGCAGAGCAGCAAGGGCGGGAAATACAAGTATTATGGCACCTTCGCCGGGCCGGACGCCGAGCTGTTGGCGGCCGCCGCTTATCAGGAGAAAGCCGTTGGGGACAAAGCTTACGCCGCCGAGCTGCGCCAGCGTGCGGCTGATCTTATGGAGCAGCTCGAGAACAATCCGGACCGCCGTCGGCGCAAAACGCCCGGGTCGAAGGTCGCGCCCGAGCTGCCGCCGCCGTCGGCATTTACCTACGAATGCAACCGCTGCGGCCGCGACTACCTCGACAAGCCCGACATCTGCCCAGGCTGCAAAGGCAAATCGTTTGCACGGATCAATCCCGACGGCAGCGGTCCGTCGGACCTGCAGGAATCGCCGGACGAATAGGCATTATCGCCAAACGGAAAGTGTCGCCATGACAATCGCCAATGCACCATCGACAACTTGTCCCCTGCCGATCAGGGTATTTGCGAGGCGGACGAAATGGACGCCTGACGATAGTTTGGCCTTCTTTGACGGGCCGCCATTGTGGCCGGTGGGAAACGGCTGGGGTCCGGTCCTCGTTTCGGTAGCCTTTACATGGGACATTGAGCGGGGGCTTTATCTCGTGCGGCAGTGGAAGTTGGCCGGGTACAGCACAACCATAGGCGGACCGGCCCTGAACGATCCGGGCGGGGAATTTACCGCCGGCATGTTCGTCAAGGATGGCGTGACTATTACATCGAGGGGCTGTCCGAAACACTGTAGTTTCTGCATGGTGCCCAAGCGGGAAGGGAAAATAAGAGAGCTTGCCATAACGCCGGGCCACGTAGTGCAGGACAACAATTTGCTTGCCTGCTCTCGCCGGCACATTAAGGCCGTATTTGAAATGCTGCGAAAGCAAAAGAAGGCGATCAAATTCTTAGGCGGTCTGGATATTGGCTATATGAAGCCCTGGCATATTGAACTTTTTAAATCCGTCAAAATCGGCAAGTCCGGGCTTTGTATAGCCTGCGATTCAAAAAGGGCAATCCGGAACCTGGACAAAGCAGCCGATCTTTTGTCGGACTTTGATATCGAGCAGAAACGCTGCTATGTACTCGTCGGCTACAAGGGCGAGACGCAGGATCAGGCTCAACAGCGGTGTATTACCGTACTGCGGAAAGGTTTTCTGCCATACGCCCAGCTTTATCGCGGCCCAACGTCCGGGCCGAGCCGCCGCGAGTGGCGTGACTTTTGTTATTTCTGGTGTCACCCTAAATTTTATCGACCGGCATTTGAAAAATGAAAAATCGAAAATCGTCAATCGTCAATCGTCAATCGGTTCTGTCCCTTGACCCGTCGTCGACGGCGGTCGGCTGGGCGGTCATGGCGTCGGCGACGGCGATCGTCGAGGGCGGGCTGATAACGCCTGAAAGGCGGGCGGCGCCGTACATCGAGCGGGTGTTCGACATAGTGACCGATCTGGATCTGTTGCTCGATAGTTTTGAGCCGGCGACGATCCTGATCGAGATCCCGACCGGCAAGGTCCACCGCCGCAAGCGGCCGTACACGCACGGTATGGGCCTTAGCGTGTACGGCTTCGGCGTCGGCGCCGTCTGGCTGCAATGCCATCAGTGGTGCAGGCGACGGCCGTCGCAGATAATTCCCATCTTCGCCAACGACTGGACCCGGGGCGTGGCGAAGCGCGACCGGCAGATAGCGATAGCGTCGATGTTCGATCACTATCGTATCGCCGACGATCCGGGCGGCGACGCCGCCGACGCCATCGGCATGGCGGTTTGGTGGTTTAGGCAGAGGAATCTTTTTGCCCGGCGATAGCTTAGCCATATCGAAAGGAGCTACAGGAAAACTATGTATAGGGCATACAAGTACCGCTGCTATCCGAATCACGGGACGAAGAGGCAGATATGGCGCACGATGAAACACGGCGTGACGCCGGTATGGAACGCCTGCGTGGCCGAGCGCGAAGAGGCGAAGAAACAGTATAAGGAGCTGGTCGATCGGGCAATCACTGACTGGGTAATGGATAACAAGCGTGACATACCCGCTAAGGTCGAAAAGGAAATCCGAAAAAGCCTCGTCAAGAAAGTCGCCTGGCCAAGTGCATATAGCCAGTACAAACACTGCAGCCACACGGTCAATCCTCACTTGTCGCGGTTCAGTTCGAAGATGCTGCAATGTACAACGGGACAGGTGGACGGTTCGGAAAAATCGTACAGGGAACAACGCAAAAAAGGTGATAGCAAGGCGCGTCCGCCGAAGCAGAAATTCATGCACCGCTCGATTATGTATAGACAGAGCGGCTGGTATCCGAAAACGGCCGAGGAAATAAATGCGATGGATGTTCCGGCGGTGACATTGACTAAGTTAGGCCGCACCGGCCAATCGGGGCGGATACGGATAAAGCTCCACCGGCCTATCGAGGGCCGGATAAAAGCGGTGAGTTTAACGCAGAAAAACGGGCGGTATTACATCTGTTTTTCCTGCGAGTTAGACGATTTTTCCGGGGCGTGTGGCCCCATCGCCGCACCAAAGTCCGGCGATATACCGGACTTGCGGCAAAAGCACACTTCCACTGGTGGAAGCGACCCCAAAAAGGGTGGTGCACACAACTTCCTCGCGTTTTCAATGACACGATCGAGCGGTGGAAGCGACCCCAAAAAGGGTGGTGCACACAACGATAGATCCGCTTCGCAGTCGGAAACGTTTGGTGGAAGCGACCCCAAAAAGGGTGGTGCACACAACCGCCCCCCTCGATACGAGGCAGCCCGACCAGGTGGAAGCGACCCCAAAAAGGGTGTCGTCATCGAGTTTTTATTCTGGTCGGGGAAATTTCTAAGGGACTCCGACGGCCTTGAGATTCCGTTTCCCGAATTCTACTGGCGTGACATTGAAAAGCTGCGAGAGCTGTCGCGCCAGTTTTCGGCCAAGAAAAATGCGCGGCACGAGAAACGGGACGGCCTGGGCGAAAAGGAGTTCCGCGGCCGCAATAGACTCAAAGCGAAACGCAGGCTTGCGCGCTGGCATGAGCATAAAGCCAATAAGCGATTGTACTGGATATGGCACGTCGTCGGGTACTACGTCGCCAACTACCGGCGCATCGTAATACCGAAATGGCCGATCAAGAAGGAAATCGAATATGCCCTGACAAACAAGGACGCCCGCACATTATGCGACGGCTCTTACGGCAAGTTCGTGAAGTGCCTCAAACAGAAGGCCGGGCAGTTCGGCGTCGAGGTTATCGAGGTGAAAGATGAAAGGTACGAGCAGGAAATCGCGAGGCTGCTGCGGGTAAAAGAAAACGAAGATCACCGCCAACTGCTCAGGGAAACCCGCAAGGCGGTTAAGCACGATCAAACGTGGCGGTTTGCCTACATAAGACATCGTATTAAAAACGTAATGTTGAAACAAGAAAGGAAAAAAGATCATGGCAAAAAAAGAAAACGCAAGTAAGTCCGCACCCGATTTTGGGACCACGCAAAAATTGCTGCTGGACAAGAGTTTTCAGAAGCTGCTGGAATACTTCGACGCCGATGAACCGGATATAGATTCGGCGAGGATGGCGCTGAAGGTTTCCGAGCTGATAACCAAGCGCGAAGGGACCGAGCTGCATCGCGAGGTGCTGGTATTCGGGATAATGCAGGCGATCCACACCGAGCCCGAGGATCTTGCACGGGCGGCCGCTGCTTACCGGCCGGACCTGAAAAGTCTTAAAAAACTGACTGCATAAGTTTTGAAGCAATGCTCTTTGACACAAAAATAATCGGGTCCGTGCAGGACCTTACCGGGGGCAAGTCCCGCTATGGACAAGCCTTACCGGAAAACTACACCGCTTGCTGGTGTAAGCGGCCTCATTTTGAGGGGTAGATGCAACCTCATATTGCCTTTGTTTCGGAGGACGTTGGGTGTAAGCGGCCTCATTTTGAGGGGTAGATGCAACGGCGGGAAACGTCGAGAAGCCGGCCGAGTTGGTGTAAGCGGCCTCATTTTGAGGGGTAGATGCAACCAGGTAAAAACGCCAAGTTTGACGCCAAGTGGTGTAAGCGGCCTCATTTTGAGGGGTAGATGCAACAGTGGGGTGTCCTTACCGAAAAACTCAATGGTGTAAGCGGCCTCATTTTGAGGGGTAGATGCAACGGATGTACACCGCAAGCCGCCAACCAACTCGGTGTAAGCGGCCTCATTTTGAGGGGTAGATGCAACTGGCCCTGGAAGATCCCGCCGCTCGGTTTGGGTGTAAGCGGCCTCATTTTGAGGGGTAGATGCAACTGGCTACTCGCGAGTAAAGCCAACTTGGCAGGTGTAAGCGGCCTCTTCAAAGAAGGCGGAAAAGATCAAGGGTAAAAAGATCATCGTGGAAAGGAGTAAGCGATTATGAACAAATTATTGGCAGTGACAATTATTGCGGTAGCGGCCGGGGGCTGTCAACTCGGTAAGGTCGACGGCGTATCGCTGTCGGCCGGCAGCTTCGAGCGGGGCTTGTGGTTCGACCACGATCGGCGCGAGTATCAGCCCGCGGGGTGGGGCCTCAAATTCGATATCGTCGCCGGTCACATGATCCGGCCGGTGCCGAAATTCTGGGAACGTGACAACAATCCGTGGAAAGGGGGTGAACCGTGGTTCGTTATACGAGCGCCGATGGTTTTGCCGTTTATAGCTGTGTCGCTGGGTCCCTACGGTATATATGCCGGCGGCAAGACCTTCCTGGTGGAAGAGCGGCATTCTTCCATTCAGCGATACGGCAAATGGATGCGGCAACAAGAGTTTCCCGCCGATCCGAACGGGATCAAGACGTACCTGCAGCTAAGCGGGTCGATTAGACGAACGAGGTGGAAATGACAAACACCGAAACAATACGGAAAACGTTCAAGTATCGCTGCTATCCGAACAAGGGGACGGCGAGGCGGGCACAAAAGACGATGCGAGTCTACGGTGATATCTGGTCGAACGCATGCGCCGAACCGTGTCGCATTAAGTCGGGTCTCTCGCCCGACTTGCGGCAAGACTACACGTTTGCGGCTGTAAGCGACCTCGATTTGAGGGGTAGTTGCAACACTTGGACCCGCTAATGGCAACGGGCCAGGGCTGTAAGCGACCTCGATTTGAGGGGTAGTTGCAACACAGCCAATAGTCAATAGAAAATAGTAAATAATAAATCCACAGTGTCACGGAAGACGAAACAACGCAAGAGTAAGAAGAAGTCACGGCCGAGGCGATTGATCTCACCGATGGAGCTGCAGCGCTTAGCGTTCAACAGCGAGAACATGGCCGAGGCCGATGTCGTGACGCGGTTCCGCCGGCCGTTGGCCGATGTTATCGCCGGCGACGGCGAGCTGGCGGCGGCGTGGGAGCGGGGTCAGTTTCTGCGAAAGTTAGAGAAGGCCGCGAGCATCGCCCAGAGCCTATCGCAGGCGGCGACGTGGCTCAAGGTCCCCGGCGGCGGTCCTGAGCTGCGGCGGATGCTCGACGGCGACGACGAGGCCCGGGACGTCTGGGACAGCGCCTGGTTAGCGGCCGAGATGGACGTCAAGACGGCTATCGTCGAGGCGGCGAAGGCGGGCAACGCCCAGGCGATCAAGACGGTCGAGACCTGGCTGCGCACCGAGAGCGTCGCAGGAAGCGGCGGGCCGGGCAAGGCGAATTTCTCGCGAGTCACTATGATGCAGTTGACCGAGATCTTCGGCGTCACCCGCCAGGCGATAGATTTGTGGGTGCGCAACAAATCCTGCCCGCGCAACGCCGACGGCACGTTCTCGATGCGCGATGTTATCCACTGGTTCGAGCGTTACGTCGAAGCGAAATCCACCGCCGGCGGCAAGCCGGCCGATATCGATCCGATGCGGACGTTAAAGACCAAGAAGATCGAAATGGAGCTGGACCAGCAGCTCGGGCGACTGCTGGATCGCGATACGGTTATCGCCGGCCAGGTGGCGAGGTTCCAGGCGGTGGCGAATTCACTGGCAGCCCTGGGCCGCGAGGTCGCGCCCATGCTGGAAAATCAATCGCTGCTGCGGATCCGCGAGATACTGGAGAACTGGCGGATAAACGTCTTGAACGAACAGAAACGAATCCCGGCCGAGCTGGACCTGCCCGATGGGGCCGCCGAGAGCCTGACGGAATGTTACGAGCAATTGGTTTAACCACGAATGAACACGAAAGGAAAAGATAATGCGAGCGATCGCGGCTACCGGAACAGATGACAAGTAGTCAAAAGGATTCGAAATAAATCTATAAAAAAAAACCGGGCCCGCGAACGTGCCCGGGGCTCGGCGGCTAATCCCGCCGAGGATGTAAGATGAATATAAGGCATTAAATGCAATCTGTCAATAGTAAATCGACAACAGTAAACAGCGAAGCTGTCCCGAGCGAAGTCGAGGGATCTCGCTTCCCACCGCCGTTACCCTTAACGGCGGAGGAGTTAGACGCTCGCAGTCCGGAGGACCGCAAGAGTTTTCTAGACTGGATGGAGACCGAGTATTACCTGTCGCCGAAGGTTCACGGCCTGGCGACTCGGTGGTCGAGGGATTACGGGCCGTTCTGGCTGGATATTATCGCCGCGCTCGACGATACGACGACGCGGGAGGTTTGGGTCTACGCCCCGGCACAGGCGGGCAAGTCGACCCTGATGACCGGCTGGCTCGGCTATACGGTCGACTGCGATCCGGTTCCGATGGGCCTGGTAATGCCCCGCGACGACGACGCGGCCGAGCGGGTCGAGTGCAATATTATCCCGATGTTCGAAGAGAATCGGCGGCTTTTGAGTCACGTCGGCGGCAAGGCCCACAAGATCAATATCGGCAAGATGACGATGTTCGACAATATGGCCTTTTACCTGCTGTTCGCGACGAGCGCTGCGGCGATGGCGAATAAGGCGATCTGCCGGATCGGGCTCGATGAGGTGGGCAAGTATCCCGCGGCGGTGGGTAAGGAATCGGACCCGGTATCTCTGGCCCGCGACAGGCTCGAGACGTTCAAGGGCCGATCGAAGCTGTTCGGGATCACGACGCCGGTAATCAAGGGCGATCTGACCGATCAGAACTGGACACAGGGCGACTGCTGCGAATGGCATATCCGATGCGTCCATTGCAGGCAATATCACAAGCCGACCTGGGCCAACGTGCAGCTCGATAAGAAATCCGACGGCTCGCTGCTGGCGGCGAAGACCTACGGCAAGGGCGGCCGGGCCAGGTACGTCTGCCCGGACTGCGGGGCGGTCTACACCGAGGTAGATAGATGGCGCAGCGTCTGCGCCGGGCGTTGGGTAAGCGACGACGACGAGCGGGGCCCGATTCGCAGCTTTCGGATTACGGCCCTGATGCTTCACCCGGCGATTCAGACGATAGATTATTTGGCGGCCCGATGGGCGGCGGCTCAGCAGGAAAAGCACCGCGGCAATACCAGGCCGTTGCAGGGCTTTATCAATTCGCGGCTGGCCGAGACGTGGGAGTTGAAGGAGTCCGAGCCGGATGAGGCCCGGCTCAATCCGCATATCACCGGTTCGGACCAGGGCGTGGTCCCCGCCGGCGCCAGGATCGTGACCGCGGCGATCGACGTGCAGATAGATCACGTATGGTTCGCCGCGGTCGCCTGGGGCTGGCAGTTCGAGGGCTGGCTCATCGACGCGCGCAGGATCGAGACGGGATCGACGGAAAAGATCGAGAATTTCGAGTGCGTCCGGCCCTACGTCGAGAAGCGATGGGACATGGCCGCCGATCCCGATACGGTAATGCGGGCCAGGATGATCGGCGTCGACGCCGGCTACCGCACCGAGCAGATTTACAGCGTATGTCGCATGTGGGCGGACCTGCCGGTCGCGCCGATAATGGGCTGGGCCGAGAACAGGATCAGCGGGCGATTATATCGCACGGTCAAAGTCAGTGACGGCCTGATCCGTTACGACCTCAACGCCGACCGGTTCAAGGATTCGATTTACCGCCAACTGTTCGTCGCCGAGGCCCCGGGCGCGGGCTTCCTGCATTTATACGGCGGGATCCCGGCCGAGTTCCTCAGGCATTTCATCGGCGAGCATCAGATACTCCGCACCGAAGGGCGCCGCGAGTTTCTGACCTGGGTGTTGCGTGACAGTCACTGGCCGAACCATCTATGGGACCTGCTCGTCTACAATCGTTTTCTCGCCGAGCTGGCCGGCGTCCCGGCGATCCCGAATCCCAAAGCGGTCGAGTCGCCGCCGAAAATTGTAGGCAAGCCGGTCGGCAAAAAACCGATCAGAACAAAATATTGAACCACGGATTTCACGGAAAGGATTCTAAGGATTATGGCAAAGAAAAAGAGTAAATCGAAACAGCGTTACGCCTTCCCTACGGTCGTTCGCTGCCCGCGTTGCGGCGGCACTCAAACGCGGGCTTATTCGACCCAGGGCAGGGTCCAGTACAGAAGATGCCGGGCGCCCGTGTGCGGCCGCCGATTCAGCATCTTCGGCACGAAAGTCGAAAACCCAAAGAAGAAAGGAAAAACCGATGGGCAAAGCGAAGTTACCACCGAACGTGCAGCGGACGTCACCGCAGAAAAAGTCACTCGAGGCGATGCTGTACGATCACCCGGACCTCAAGGCGAAGCTGATCGAGGCGATTGAGACGAATCGATTTTTCATTACGATCAGTTGGGAGAAAAAGGACAAAGCCGACGATCCGCACAATCTGCGTCACTTTTATAAGCAGCAATTCTATCCGGCGGCCCAGGTCATAGGGACATTGCGCCACCTGATAGCCGACGCGACGGCGAAACTAATGCCGGGCGCCGCAATTGACGAGAAAACCGGCGGAATGTACTGATCGCCGCGCCGGCGAATTCTGTATCGCCCCGGCCCTCGATCCGGGGCTTTTTTTATGCGCAGAGACGAAAATTCTTAACAATATTGTTAAGAATTCGGCGGCCAGCGGCGAAAACGGCCTTTGCGCATATTGACTATCGGCCGCGAAAGACGAAAAATACAAGAGACAATTGAATCACAAATGAAAACAGATGAGGCGCCGGCGGCAGATGTTTTGAGGTCGGCGCCTCTGTTTTCATCGTCTGTCGCCGGCTGATTTATTTATGGCGCTTACCGGCAGTTCGACGATAGCCGACGCACTAGCCCAGTATAACAACAACCTGTCCTGGGAGGGTAGTGTCACGAAAGCCGCCGCCGCCCTCGAAGCTATACGTTTCATTTTAGTCAATCGCCCGGCCATTGTGGCATCGAACAACCGCAGCGTCAATTTCGAATCGCTCGCAGCCGAGAAGATCAAGCTCGAGGAGTACATCGCGCACGCCGGCAGCAGCGTCAATCGCTGCCCGTTTACGCGGGGGAGGATGCTCACATGAGTAACATCCGCACCCCGGCTAAATCGTCGCGATCCCCCAAACCTTTATCGATCGTCGAAAAACGCAAAGGGACATACGGCTCCCTGGGCTATCGCTCGGCGAGTATCGCCACCGGCGAGGGCCGGTCCTATACGAGTTATCCCGGCACCGCCCACGACGACCGCGACCGCGCCAAGCTGATCGCCCAGTCACGGCACTTCATGCGCAACAACGCGATTTACAAGGGCATGATCGAGCAGGCTGTCCTGCGAATCGTCGGTACGGATTTAAGCTGCAGGTCAAGGCCAGCGACTCGCGGATAGCGCCGAAGATCGAGAAGCTATGGACCGACTGGTTCCGCCGTCCGGAGATACGCAACCTGCTGAGCGGCGCCAAGACGTCGCGGATGGTAATGCGCGAGCTGATCGTCGCCGGTGACACCGCGGCGCTAAAGACCGACAAAGGCCTGCTGCAACTGTTCGAGGCCGAGCAGATCGCAAGTAACGGCAAAACATTTCCCAACGGGATCCGCAAGGACAAATACGGCCGGCCGGTGCAATATCGATTGTGCCCGTGGAAAAGCTACAGTGTCGACAAGACCAACGCTGCAACGTACCAGGCCAAAGATGTCCTCTACTTATGCAATCCCGAGCGGCCGAGCCAGGTTCGCGGCGTCCCGGCGCTTCAGGCGGCGTTCCCGATGCTGCACCGGATCAACGACGTCTGCGACTCCGAGGCTATCGCATGGCAGATGCTCAGCCGCCTGGCGATCGCGATTATTCGGGAGGAAGGCGCTGCGCAGGCGTACACCGAGAGCAGGGCCGATCCGAACAAGGAAACCGGCGAGCTGGAAGGCGACCTGGCGACGCGGCTGACCGAGCTGGATTACGCCCTGATCTTTCACGGTAATCCCGGCGAGGACGTCAAGGGTATCGAGCGAACGATCCCCGGCGACAATTTCAGCGACTCGCTGCGGACGTTTCTGCGCCTGTTAGGCCTGCCTATGGGCCTGCCTCTGGAGCTGATCCTGCTGGACTGGACCAAATCCAATTACAGCCAGAGCCGCGCGGTGCTCGAGCAGGCATACGAAAACTTCATGCAGTGGCAGACGGACCTCGAGGACTTCTTCTTCCGGCCACTATTCGAATGGAAGCTCGCCCAGTGGATCTCGTCGAAACTGATCGGCAATCTCAAATCGATCGAGGCCGAATGGATCAAGCCGACCTTCCCCTGGATCGACCAGGTCAAAGAGGCCCAGGCCCAGAGCGAGAAGGTCAAGCGAGGATTCATAACGCACGGCCACGTCTGCAAGTCGCTGAATATGGACCGGACCGAGGTTATAGAGCGGCGGGTGATCGAGGTCACCGACGCGATCGAGAAGGCCAAGCAAATCGAAGAGCAGACCGGCGAGAAGGTTCCCTGGCAGATATTCGCCGGTCTGGAGCCGGCGGCCAAAACACTGCCGGCGCCCAAAGCGCAGGACACAGAGGCCGACGACGAGGACGAAAACGACAAGGAGCAAGAAGATGAATCGTAATTCGCTGATCGCGCAGTACGAGGGCTACAAGTGGGCGATGGAGCCGACTCTGCTCAAGAGCTTTTTCGAGCGGGTCGCGTTGCTTCCCGATTCCGAGCTGGTCGAGGATATTTCGATAGCCGCCGCGCCGCGAGAGATCCGGATCGAGGGTACAACGGCGGTAGTGCCGGTCAGCGGCGTCCTTATGAAGACGGTCCCGAGCATCTTTCGATTCTTCGGCGTCGAGGCCACCGGCTACGACGAGATCCGCCAGATGATCGGCCAGGCAGCCGGTTCGAAGGCGGTCGAGACTATCCGGCTGCAGATCGACTCGCCCGGCGGCCAGGTCGACGGCCTTGCCGACGCTGCCGATGCGATCATGGCGGCCCGCCGCGATAAGACGGTCGCCGCGACGGTCGAGGACCTGTGCGCCAGCGCGGCATACTGGTTAGCGAGCCAGGCCGAAACAATCGACGCCGGCCGCAACACCGAGGTCGGATCGATCGGGGTATATACCGTCTACGCCGATTTCAGCAAGATGGCCGACGACGAGGGGATCAAAGTGATCGTGATCCGCAGCGGCGAGCATAAAGGTATGGGCGTCGCCGGCGCCGAGATCACCGACGAGCAGATAGCCGCCGTCCAGGAAGTCATCGACGCGATGGCGGAGAATTTCATTTCAGCGGTCGCCGCCGGCAGGGGCATGCAGGCCGACGAGATCCGCGAGCTGGCGACGGGCCGGCTCTGGATCGCCGAGGCCGCCCGCGAGCTGGGCCTGATCGACGCGGTGACGTACCCCCCGGAGGCCGAGACACTCATAGAGTCAAGTGACAATCAATCCACCAAATCACAAGGAGCGAATCTTATGGAAGAGCAAGAGAAAATCGAACAGGCGGCAGCAGATGCCGCCAAAGACGAGCGGGGCCGGCTGGCGGATATCAAAGGCGCCTGCTGCGACGACCTGGAGTTTGCGGTCGACGCATGGGAGCGGGGCCTCTCGGCCGAGCAGGCCGGGGCCGAGTACGCCAAGGTCCTGAAGGGCAAGCTCGACGAGCGCGACAAACAGGCCGCCGAGCAGCAGCAGGCCGACGGCGCCGAGGCCCTGGCGACCGGCGACACCGACGGCGACAGTGGCGGCGACTTCATCGCCGAGGCCCGCGAGCTGGCGGAGGAAAAGGGCATCAGCAAGACCGAGGCGATGCGCAGGCTCCAGCGGAGCAAGCCGAAGCTGTACGCCGACTTCCGCCGGCAGTGCGAAACCAACGGTCGTCAAATGTACGCCGAAGCCGTTTAACCGGCGAGAAAGGAAAGCAGCATTATGACGGTTCAATCCGATTCACCGAAATCTTTCGTCGCGGGCGAGGACCTTACGGCGTTTAAGCGCGTGAAACTGGCGACGCGCAACGCCTGGCTCGCCGATGCGGCCGACTACGGCGTCGGTGTGACGCAGGAAGCCAAATCCAGCGGCTACAACGTCGACGTGCGAATGTACGATCACGGCGGCACGCACAAGATGACCGCCTCCGGAACGATCACCGCCGGGGCCAAAGTCTACGCGGCGGCCAGCGGCAAGATCGCGGGTACAGGGACACTGCTGATCGGCACGGCCCTCGATGCCGCCACCGAAGACGGCAGTGTCATCGAGGTCGTTCCGCACATCTCGCGCCAGCAATCGTCGTCCAGCTCCAGCAGCTCATCGAGCGCCGCGGGCTGATCGACCGGCTAAGAAAGGCAAACGACAATGACACAACAGGCAGATTCACCGAGGACGTTCGACAGCGGCGAGGCCCTGGCGGTATTTCGCCGGGTCAAACTGGCGACCCGGAACGCATGGTACGCCGACGCGGCCGATTACGGCGTCGGCGTGACGCAGGAAGGCGTCGCGGTCAGCAAACAGGTGCGGATCAGGTTTTACGAGCACGGCGGCTCGCTCAAGATGACCGCCTCCGGCGAGATCACTGCCGGCGCCCTGGTCTACGCGGCGGCAAACGGCAAGGTCGCGGCTACCGGCACGCTGGTCATCGGTACGGCACTGGATACGGCTACCGGCGACGGCAGCATAGTCGAGGTAGTCCCTCACCTGGGACACACGCAGTCGTCTTCGAGCAGCTCGTCTTCGAGCAGCTCGTCGTCGAGCAGCTCGTCGTCCAGCAGCTCATCTTCGAGCAGCAGTTCGTCCGGAGAATAACGTCAAAGCGGCAATGAAAAAGATACCCGCGCAACGGGGCAATGAAAAAGGAGCAGTAAAATGATTCAGAAATCCACACACGCGACGCCGAGAATGGATCTCGGCATGGCGTTCCACGAGTATTCGCCGGAGCGGATGCGTTTCATCGCCGATGAGATCCTGCCGGTCAAGCCGGTGGCGAAGGAAGCGGCGACGCTCAGCGTTATCACGCGCGAGAATATGACCGTCCCCGAGACCAAGCACGCCGACGGGGCGACCTACAACCGCGTCTCGCTCTACGCCGAGGATATGAGCTACGCCTGCAAGGACCACGGTCTCGAAGGCACGCTCACCGACCGCGCGCGCGAGAAGTACCGCGACGATTTCGACGGCGAGGTCGAGACGGTCAACGGCATCAAGATGAAGATGATGATCGCCCGCGAGAAGCGAGTCCACGACCTGATTTTCAACACGACCACCTGGGACAGCTCGGATTCGGACCTCTTCACCGACAACAGCGGCTCGCCCTGGGATACGACGACGACCAATGTGATCACCCAGATCAACGCAGCGAAGGAAAAGGTCCGGATCAACACCGGCGTCAAGGCCGATTCGCTGATCATCGGCGAGGCTACGCTGCAGAACCTGTTGGCGAACACGGTCGTTTCGGCCAGGTTCCCCGGCGCCGAGCTGATTACAGAGGCGATGCTGCGAGCGAATTTCGCCGCGATCTTCGGCCTGCGCCAGTTGATCGTCGGCGCCGTCGTCTACAACTCATCCGACGAGGGCCAGGACTTCAGCGGTACGGATCTCTGGGAGGATGACTATGCAATGGTCGCCGCCCTGGGCACGCCGTCGATGCCGATGAGCGAGCCGCAGCTCGGCCGCACGATCCTTTGGGAAAAATACATCAGTGACCTTCGCTACGTCGAGCAGTATCGCGAAGAGCAGACCAAGAGCGACGTGTTCCGCGTCGAGGAATCGATCGACGAGAAGATCTTCGACGCCTACTTCGGACACCTGATGCAGATCGACTGATGAGATGCCTGATGCGTTTGACGAAACCCTGACGGCGTCGAGTGACGCCTTTTTCCAGTTGCCCGGGGCCGAATACGTGACTTATGTCCCGGCCTCGGGATCGGCACGGCGTATCCGCGCGGTGATCTACCGGCCCGGACCCGAGCAGTTGCCCGGCGTCGCCGGCGGCTCGCGGCCCGCGATCGAGGTGCTGGTCAAGAACGATTCGACCGCGGGGATCGCCAGCGACGAGATCGACCGCGGCGGCGACAAGATCCAAATCGCCCCGACCGTCAATAAAAAACCGGTCACCATGAGAATCGCCGAGCTAATCAATCACGACGCCGGCTGTTTGCTTTTGAAGGTTCAGTAAATGTTCGAAGTGCGAATACATGACAAAGAGATCAAACAGCTTGAAAAAGCCCTAGCCGCTTTTCCTCGCGCATTACCGAAGGTCATGAGCCGCGCCATAAACAAAACGGCTGAGCAGGCTCGCAGCAAGATCACTCGTACACTACGAGACGAGACGGGAGTGAAACTAAAAGAAGTACGCAAGCGCGTGCTGATTCGCAGGGCCACATATAGTAACTGGTTCGCATTGATCAAATTGCCCATTAGAGGCATTTACGCATACTCGCTAGGGGCCAAGCAAACCAAAAAAGGCGTTTCTTGGGCGACGGGCCGAGGCGGTCGCGTACTCGACCGCCACGCATTTATAGCGACGATGCCGAGTAGTCATGTCGGGGTATTCAGGCGTCGCGCTGCGACCGGGTCGGAGGGCCCACCGTTTGTCGGCCGGCTGCCGATTTACGAATTGGACGCCTGGTCGGGCACGGACGTATGGGAACTCACGCAAGAGGCCCTGGCCGTGGCGAGTAGAGAAACCGAAGAGCGCATGGCTAAGAACATAGCATACCAGGTCGAGCTTATCTTGAAGAGGAGGGCCGGCTGATGGCTACTCCCGTAGTCGAGACAATCGCGACGACGCTCGCCGGCTATATCAACGCGATCACCGAGGCGGCGGGTTTCAACCAGGACCTGACCGCCGTGCGGCCGAAGCGCATACACCTCGAGGGCGATCTAAACGCCGACAACACGGTCATCATCGAGCAGGAGTCGGCCGACATCTTCGATCAGACCTCCACGACGATTACATGGCGGCAGGGATTCACACTGCAGGCGATTGTCATCGACAGCGACGAGGCGACCGACGCGATCGATACGCGGTTAAACAAGATCCGCAGCGACATCGAAAAGAAGCTGTGTCACCCGGACAACGTACACCTCGGCGGCCTGGCCGAAGGGGT